ACTGGCGATCAGACATTTGTGGGGGCCGCAAGCTTTTGCCGCGTGCATCCGTACCTATATTGAACACTTGCTTGTGTAGCGCCTTGTCTACAATCTTGCGCGAATAGATAAGCATGGACACATCGGCGCCACTATTTAAATTGATGGGCGTGTCGCCCATTACGTGGCGTGCAATATCTTCAAGGCGCCCAAGGATCTGAGCCTTTTCTTGTACGTATTCCTGTTCGACTTGATCCAAGACGCCTAGGTCAATGCATATGCCGTTGTCTTCGATGTGCTGCAGGAATCTAAGCATATCAAAAGACAACTCCAGAACAGGGCGCAGGCCGCAATTGTCTGGCGCAAACATTTCTTGTAATTGCTGGATAAATATCTGGCAGGTAGACAGCACATCGGCGTCAGCGTATTCAACAACTACGTCCAGCGGCATTTCTTCAAAGCCTATGCCGCCTTTAAATAGATTGCTTACAAGGTCTGTCTTCTTGAGCGATACGCCGCGCCTAATGGCTGTCTGTTCCAAACTAAGGGGGGTACGTACACTGCGCGCTAGGATGTACTCAGTGACCATTGTACACCAGATGCGCTCTGGTACGCTGGATAGAACTTCTGGCGGAAAGAATGATTCTATATATGCTAAATCATACTTCGCGTTGTGGGCCACAAAAGTATTTGCAGCCGCTAGGTCTTCCACAAAACCAGAAATGTCTATGTCGGCAGCATCCTGCTTTTGTACTTCCTTATGGAACAGTACAAAGTGCTTTGGGGCCGAATAGACTCCATCAGCGTCAATGAAGCGCCAATGTACCGATACTATCTGATTTAGTGGATTGTGCGGGCTGTTGTCTTTTATGCCTCTTTCTTGATCTGTTTGAACTGTTGTTTCAAGATCAACGCAGATCGCTGGCAGAAAAGACTCTGGTGTTCTGGTATTGAGTTTCATTTTGATTTTCCTTGAAGAAACGCCACAGCCGTTCAATAGGCTGAAGATTACTGGAAGATACGTACAGACGGTTGCCCTGTCCAAAATTTGTTGTGGCCGCTTGGGCCAAAAAATCTTTTCGGCAAATCCATCCGTTAAAAGTGAAGACCTCCATGTCTTCGTCTGTAGTCTGCATCAAGCAAGCAATATCAGACCCGAAATTTTCGGCACTGTCAAACACTAAATAGGGGTTGGCCCCAGAAAATGTGCTGGCCTTGATATCTACAGAAATATTGTTGACCCAAAAGTCTACGCGCCCATCTGACCACATTGGTGCCGCAGACGGCATTGTCAAATCAAACAAGCGTGCAAAGGCTGCTTCAGCCTTAAACCCTACAACGAATCTATCCAAGAAATCTATCCTAGAAGATTCTTTGTAATTCAATTTAACTTTGGATTCTTTAAGCAAACGATACGCATTTTGCGCCCTGAGTTCCGCATAGTACGAATCACTGCGGCTCAGTTGTACGCGCAAAGGAGGGGCGCTGTTGGTTTGTTCTTGCGGCAACTGTAGCTGTACGGAGGTGGCAGTAGCGGTTTCGGTATTTTTGGGTCTGGCACGCGGCACAGGTCTTTTTGCAGCAATGAAGTTCTTTACACTGTTGTACTGAGTTGGCGTCAGTAACTTTGTGTTTCCGTAGACGGTAGGATTGATGCTTAATTCTTTAATGGCTTCGGCCAAAAGGATTCCGCCGCACCTAAGTTGTTGTTTTACTTGCTTATAATTAAGTAGCATTTGCGCCCCTGCTGTAGAAGAATGTAGAATGTGGTTAGAAGTGGTACCCTTGGTATTTTTGGAAGACTGTGTTGTCTATTTTGCGCTTACAAAGATCGCACACACGGTACGGATTTTTGCTAGCAGTGGTAAGCTCAGTCAATTCATACATGTACAAGGTATGGCAGTGACTGCACCTGTAATTATTCTTACTGTCACCAGTATTATCAATATTTGTCGAACTTGTGGAGGTAGCGGCTGACTCCATAGTTTATTTCCCTATCTTCATGAATGTTCCTTTCTTCATAGTTACGAAATAGTGGAAGCAACATCGACTTATATTTAAACCTATACGAAATGCTGTATTTTGCCAGCGGCAAATCGCTGTTTTCGTAAAAAACTTTTATGCGGGCATCTAAAAGGGACTTGGCGATTATATCCAGATGGTAGAAATCCCAGTTCATTGTAATCTTGTCTTTAAACGGCATGCTTCTTTGGCGTCTTTGTAAGCCTTTACGATAGCCAATCAGCGCTTGCTCCACGCTTTGTACAACAGAATGCTCCTTATGCGTACTTAAATAGTGGGCAGTAACCGGAAGATCACGTACAAGATACTTAACTTCATTGTCGAACGTCCAGTTCTTGTATTCATCTGGTATTTCCAGATCGTCAGGCGTGTGCGTCAGTACAAAGCGCCCAAGGATAGGATATCTGATTATTTTAGTATTCTTAGTATTCTGGAAAGGATCTATATATCCAAGAAGTCTTTTGGATAGATCAGTCTGACTAGGCATATTTTCTGGTTTTCTGGTATAGAAATAAAGAAATAAAGATTATAGAATATTATATCTTTAAATATTTAATAATTTTAATTACTTAAAGAATAATTCTTTTTGGCCACAACCACTGGGGCGTAAGCCTAAACTATTTTTTGTAAGGCGGCAAGCAAAAACAGCAGGCCGCCCAAAAATAATTTGTAAGTGATTGATTAGACTACGTATCTGGATACTTCTGGCTCAATGTTACAGATGATAGTGCCATGCCACCCAGATAATTTGTTTTTGGAAACAGTCAGATAGCGGCTATTGTCGATTTCTGAATCGTCAATGTCGCCAGCTTCATGCTTGCCAATTCCAATAATCAAATCTGTTTCGGCAGCCTTGCCTATCTTTGAGCCTTCCATATCGAAGGGGGATAGTCTTGTACGGCCTTTAGCTTCCGCAGACGCTTGGCTAATTGTAATAATGGCGCAGTTGCGCCGCTTGGCCACTTCGCGCAAGTTCTTGAACAATTCGCGCAAGCGTTCATGGGACGCACTGTACGTGCCGCCAATATGAACTTTGTCGCCTTGGTCTAGGATTACTACGTCAGGCGCCACATTTTCGATGTACGCCTCAATATGCTGTAGATCCCAATCTTGGGTATCATTCATTACAAGAAAATCTGCAATGCGCGAAAAGATAGCTTTGGCCTTGGCTGGCGCCTTGGCTATTTCATCGCGGGTCATGCCAGTATAGGCTTGTATGGCACGCAGCATAATGCGTTCTGTGCGTTCTTCGTTGCCTAAGTACAAGACCTTGGCGCCTTGGTCACAGAAACCGTTGGGCGCACAGCATAGCGACAGGGCAAAGGCGCTTTTGCCTGTTTCTGGCAGCGCAAAGACTACGCCGAATTCGCCGCGCCCAATGCCGTAGACATGGCGGGCCAAGGTTTCGATATTGAATTGGAATCTATGGTCATTGCTGGCGTACCCAAGCAGCACATCTATGTCTTGTGTAGTTGGGGGGCCAAAATCGGTGGGCATAAATCCGGCCCTAGTGGACTCCAGAAGCTTCAGAAGCCCCGTCATGGCTTCTTTATCACCTTCCGAAAGGGCTAGCCCTAGTGAAGCTATTTTATGCCCTACATGGCGTTCCCATAGATTGTGTATATACGAATTCATAACATCTGTCGCAATGTCTGGCGGCATACTGAAGACATCTTCTAGGTAGGCGCCAAACTCCTTCTTTTGCGCCACAGATGCATACGGATTCTGCATGTCCCACAGAACCTTCAATTCGCTTTTGTTTAATTTAGCAAGCTCTGGGAACTTTTCGTACGCTTGCACAATTAGTGTGTAAATATCTTCTAGGGCGCCTTCAAAAAGCTTAGAAGATAGATTGGTTTTGTTGGCGGCATAGATTTCCTTTTGGCACAGCGCCAATAGTACCTTTTGTTCTAAGGCGGACGTAGACATAGAACTAACTCCTGCGCAATTTCATTTTGGTTAAATCAGATAGTTGTTTGCCGCGCCGTTCGCGCACAGCAAAACTGCTACTTACGTAGGTAAGGTGGTTTTGATGGCTCTGGGACGTATGGATGAAGTCATCGACCAGTTCTTCCAGTTTGAATCTTTCATCGTCTATGGCAGTTTCGACTTCTTCTGGGCCACTGCCCCAGCGACCTTTGGCGTCAAAGTCAATGATAAAAATGAAGC